GCGGCTGCACCTTCGCCCAGGTGTGGGGGTCGCTCTCCTCGTCGTCCACATCGGGCATGAAGAGCGAGGCGAACATGGTGTCGGCCTCGGCCTCCCCTCTCAGCACGGCCTTCACGCCGTCGAGCTCATGGGCGAAGGGGCCGTCCACCACCTCGCTGGCCGTGGTGATGATGAGGGTCAGCGGCTCCCGCCTGGGGTCCATGGACGAGGTGAGCACGTTCTTCAGGTCGGCGCCGTTCTTGCCCGCCGTGTTCCTC